GGGCCACATTGCGAAGCGCTGCCCACGCGGTGGCGCGGGGGGGGGGAAGGGTCGCGGCACGCGGGCACGAGGTAGTGCCAACGCCGTGGCCAAGAGCGCGCATGAGGGCGCTCAGGAGGCGCAGGGGGCCGCGGATGCATCACGTGAGGTGGTAGCTGATCTGCGTGCCCAGTTGGCAAAGTTGAATGCCGCGCCACCAATCCATGCGTTGCCAGACCAGAAGAAGCTTCTGTTCTCGCGGCGCATTGATCTGCAGGGTTTTCAGAGTGACCCGCAGAAGCAGACGGCAGCCGCTTTTCAGTGGTTGTGGAAGAAGACCGCCGTGTGGGGTCTCGTGCTGGCATTCTTCAGTATGCTGGCGAACTTCTTTCTTCAGACTCAACCGTGGGCTGCCGCTGTCATATCGTGCGGCCTGTTGAGCATCTGGCATATAGTTAGATATGTCAGATTTGTGGGCGCGGAGGTCAAGGCGGGCCTCACAGTTGCGACTTCCCTGGCGGCAGCGTGTTTCGTGGTGTGTATGATGAAACCGAATCTGTTTCTGCTGGTGGTCGCATTACTGTCACCCTACGTGCTGGTGGCTCTTGCCTTTGTTGTTGGCAAGATCCAGGAGGTCGATGAAAAGACTCCGTATGAGGGCACTAGGCTGAAGTACATCCACAATGTTCGCTGCTACCATGAGTGGGACAGCGACGAGCGCGGGCCCACCACCCGCGCTCAAAACATGCTCTATTCCGACCCATGCTACTCGGAGTGGACAGTGTACAATTTCACGGGGCGGAAACACAACGAGGACGACGAAGACCAATTTGGAAGGGTCATCATGGTCAGCGAAGTGTTGCTCCAGGTACTACTCTCTCAGACGGTAGTACTACATGTGGATACACCAAAAACCGTCATGGAGAAGATGGTTTTGTTGGCGAAATCTCAGAGCTGCATCAACATCGCTCTGATTGACCAAGCGACGCATGGAGTGGTGCAAAACACCATAGACGTCGCATTCGCCGCACTGTATGGATACAAGCTCGGAACGGCCACGCGAATGTTTCACCATGTTCTTCGGGACCCGGGAAACGTGGCTGCGCCAGAGAGGTTCTGATGTTGGGATACAGGTGGGACGAATTTGATGGCCCAATCGGTGCCACGGACCAATTGCGGGTTCGTGAACGCCCAAGAAAGCCCGTCCCTCGCCGACCTGCCATGAAAAGCATCGGCTTCGCTGACCCAACTGCCGCAATGCCGCACGCTGACCTCGACGATGCGGAAACGTACCTCGCTGGCTTGTGTAAAAGATTGTTACAGAAACGCATACGACCAAACAAACGCCTGCTACGTGCCCTACGGAAGCAGGCTTGTATCATAGCTGACCACTTTGACAGAGTGGCCCCCGATCAGGCAATTGACACTGATCACTGGCTCGCGGAAGCAAAATATCCCGAGTGGCGCAAGGAAGAATTGCGCAAAATTCGCGCCCTCATTGGGGGGGGCGCTTCGCTGCCGACACACGTCGGCAGCTTTGGCAAGGACGAACAGTACCAAAAGTTCGCGCACGAGCGTCTCATCAACGCCCGTCCGGATGAACTCAAGGTACTCCTTGGCCCGTTCGTGCACGAGATCGAGAAAGTCGTGTTCAAAAACAAGAACTTCGTGAAGTTCGTAGCACAGAAAGATCGCTTCAAGCACATCGTTGACATGTTGCATGTCCCTGGCCGGGATGCACAATGGACAGATCACAGCTCGTACGAGTCTGTTTTCTCAAACGAAATCGTCGAAGCGCTCATCATTCCGGTGTACTGTCATATCTTGGCGGGGCACCCGTTGCTACCTGAGTTCTTGTCATTGTACAGGCGGTTTGTGCTCAGCAAGGAGCACAAACTGCGGAGCAAGTTCTACACCGTTGAGACCAAGGGTTTCGAATGTTCCGGTGAGATGGACACTTCGCTCAAGAATGGCACTGGCAATCTGGTGTCGAATTCGATCGCGAATGCGCTGACGGAGCTCTCCGCCAACGTCATCGCATTCACCCTGCTGACTGATGAAGAGTTGGCGGATATGATCGACAAAGTTGAGGTGGAACGCACTGTTGGTGAGAAAGACCAGCTGCTGCCGACAAAGCACAATTTCGTCTGCGAGGGCGATGATGGTGTGGAATCGAGCGCGGTGGGCACCAGCGGAGAGGCGTTCGCACGTCTTGGCTTCAATGTAAAAATGAACAAAGCCGACGATGTCGGTGGCGGCGATTTCTGCCGCGTTGATGGTGATCTCGAATCCGGGGCCACCGTCACAAACCCACTCTTGGTGCTAGGGCACTTCGGGTGGTTCGGGCGGGGCCATATGGAGCTCCGCCGATCGAGACAGTTGGAGCTGCTGAAAGCAAGAGCATGCTCGCTGATCGCAACATATCCAGATGCCCCAATCCTGGGAGCATTTTCACGCATGGTGTTGAGAGCCACTGCGCATGTAGATATGAGAAAGTTTGCACTCGAGGGGAGATTGATAAATCAATGGCATCGAGAAAAATTCGCGCGTGATATTCCTATCGCATTGCGCATACGGCTGTCGGTACCCAAGATCGCGTTTTCAACGCGGCTTGTGGTTGAATCACGGTATGGCATTTTGGTGGAACATCAGATCGCGATTGAAGAATACTTCAATGCCATAAACGAACTCCAATTCATTGAGTGCGAAACGCTCCGCCACTATTGGCCAGATAGTTGGGTGGATTACGCTGTTCGGTATAACGCAGAGGGTGCTGATGAGCCCCTGCTTTACGCCAAATATGACAACCTGCACCCCGATCTCAGGTGCGAGCTGTCGTCTCAGGGCATAGAGATGCGTGGAATTGCC